AGTAAGAAATTTATTAATCAAACCATTTCCGATAGAGGTCCAGGCGTCACCAGAACACCGGGTACCTTCAACAGTATAAGTTGTACCAAGTGCAGAAAGTCCAAAGGTTTTCCAAGCAATAGAAAGGACATTAAAATAATCTGAGTTGTTAAAATTGTGGGTCAAACACACAAATTCAACAAGTTGAAGTATTTGCTTCGAAACACGACGGTCAAAACGAGCATAGTCTGTTTCGATGAAGCAATCATAATCCATCAGATTATTCATACGTAAGTCACGCTGTGAGATGTTGAGTCCTTTAACAAGATAATGTCCGCCAGGTGGTAAATATGACTGAATATAATGTTCCAAGGCACTAACATAAGGACCAAGGCACACTAAAAATCTGTCAGTACGCGGACTTATATTGCGAGGATCGCCTGGTTTAGTGGATGTTTCGATTTTTAGAAAATTTTTGACGACAGCGTCCTTTCTTGTTATGAAAAGGCTGTCGAGGCTGTTGTACGCCCTCTTGAGTTGCATTCGGCGTTTCAACGGATATCTCATAACCCATGTGTCGAAAGGTAAAGGTACCAGGTCGTATTCCTTCGGCAAGTGTGTAACTGCGAAAGTTACAGCCCATACGAACAAAGGAGATAGGTGATTTGGAGTAATAAAACGCATGGTACCACAACAATTGTAATGCTGACCAGTCAAACTCGACAGGTTTGCATTCATACAATTTGGACACAACTTGTTGAGTGAATCCAACGAATTCCGAGCAATCGACTTTAATGGCGTGCGGTAGTATTTTCTGCACTGCTTCATCAACGCGGACGGTGTGCAGCTCACCATCCCAGTTAATGACGACGCCTTGGCGAGCATCGTCAACGTCGATGGCAATGACACGAGCTCCTCGGGGAGCCACGTCATTGGACTCACCGGTATCACATTCACCTTCACTTTGCTCTCCGGGTGGAGGTACTTCGCAAGGCGGTCCAGACTCCAATTCCGTGGATGGAAGAACGTGATTGAATGTGTCAACTCCAAGTTGTGAAGGTACGGATGAGTAACTTCGACAGGATTCAACACTCTCGTCTCCAGACTCGTAATCATATTCGCTGTCGTCTGAGCTGGAATCATGTTCAGGTGCCTGGTCACCGAAGGCATCAGGTGCCGACACCTCTGCAAGAAAGGGCTTTAGTACGGCACGACCGGTTAATCTAACTGCGTTTAGCCTTGTGAATTTCTGATAGACTGCAACGTATTTGCGACGAAAATCCCAAGGTGTAAGTTTCGAAACATTGTCAGCACATTTCTTGCCAACTATCCAAGGTGCCCAAAGATGCAACTTCAATTTGGACACATAGCGTTTAATAAGGCCATACTCACAAAGATTACCTGAAAGAACAGAATTTGGCAAATCAAGTGAACGGTGGTCAGCAAGATACGAACAAATAAGTACTGCAATGTTGAGTGACGCTTCATTCCTTTCAGCAGCACGCAGTTTAGCGCTGACAAGGTTGATCAAAACCGGCATGTACTTAACGTCACGAGGTACAGTGGCCATGGAGTGGGAAACTGAATCACCGATTTCACGTGGCAATTCATAATCGCCATAAACGTATTTATCGGGATGGAAATACAACTCAGTACGCCCAATGTAGTGCCGGGTTGCATTCGTACTACGGACCAAATTGTAACGAGAAACAACATCATATTCGCCACAAGATGGGTAAGCATAATAAAGACAAGTGTCCTTATACTTTCCAATACGAACGTAAACACATGCACCATTCTGTCCAACAATAGCACCTTCTGATTGCCATTTGTTGTAAGGGTGAGGCCCATAAGGTGTGCCACCTTGAGGTAGCATATGAACCAAACCAGCACCGACATTTGCAACACATTCGTACTTATATTTTTCAACAACTTTCTTTCCGACAACTTCAGTATACATATACGCACCGAGGTTCCGATCATTTTCAAAATCATGATTGATAATAAACGTGGGCCCGGTGATTATCTCTGAAAGTTCTTCGGGTGTTATGTAATAGTCAGAATGTGTCAAAATGGCAGCAAGAATATCCTTACGGACAGGGCAGTTCTGACCAGGTGAGTCGCAACTCTCAAAGTAGCCAGAACTTTTCTCATCACGAAGAATATCCATAGCATCCATACTAAATGCACACAAATGCTTGCGGCCGGCGTACTCACACCAACGCGTACGGGATCCGCCTATGTCACGGAATCGTTCAAACTTATCCAACAATTGTTCGACTGCAAACTTTTCAACGAACTTACGCTGATACGCAAGTCGTCGGTGTTCACCTTCGACATATCTAGGATATGCATCGCTGCTCATATAATGTTTGAAACAATCCTTCAAACCATTAACATCAAATCCTTTTGAGTCATTGACAACACGAATGGCCTGATACCCACGCAGTTTGCGATACAGAAGATAGGTCGAAAAGATGCATAGGAGGAGACCACTGTAAAAAGAAAACAACGACAAATTCAATAGGAGTGTTAAAAGTTTGTAAAATGGTATAGGTGGCAAGTCAGGCAAAGGTAAAACATGAAACCGTGGATAGTAATCACGAGCAAAACGACAAAGAGTCGAAAGATGCTCAGGTTCTGTAAAGTCCATGTACCACAACTTATTATTGCGAATGGTGGTACGTACATCCAAATATGACAATTCACAATCAGCAAGGACAGCTCCCAAATGCGTCATGCGAATCAAATCATCGATCATGTCCAGAAAAGAAGGTATAATTGCTTTATAATTTATCAATGCGGTCAAAAACAACACTGAAGCCACGGTAGCAATAAAAGGACCGGGATTGAGTTCAACATCACCAGAACGCAAAAGTCGTATGTGGATGGTAATAATAATGGCACGGCCATCAAGATCCCCGCTTTCGAGACGAGGATCAAGCGAACTAGCAATGTAATCAGCAGTGACGTACGAGATGGGAACATCTGAATAGGCCTGAAGTGGGACAGATGGAACATCAATAATGCGCTCGCCGTAAAATAATACGGTTGGCGCACGATTGCGAACCATCCAGCCATAAAGACCTTCCGGACCATCCAGCACATCATCGGGGATAGGAAGGGATGTAGGGCGATAGGGTATAACCCAGACGCCATCCATCATTTCCTGAGGGGTTGGAGGTGTAGGTGTG